ATTGGGGTTGACACGGTACTCCAGTGTCGTCCCCTCAATCGCGCGTGTCTGGCGCTTGGGGATCTGCCCCATCTGGCGCCCGTGGTGCTCCAGCCGCTCGCCGGCAGCAGCAGCCTGCGGGCCGCCAGACTGGCTCACTAGCAGGTCGGCGAAGTAGGAGCGCTCCTCCGCGAGCTGGTAGACCAATGGCTCTTTGACGGCCGCATGGCCGTTCCGCTCGGCCGTCTCGACGGCGGCACGGTCCTCGGGGTTCAGCTGTGCGCGAACCTCGTCCGCGGTAAGGGCGATAAGGGTCATCGGGGGCTCCTAGCTTTCGCGTTGCGCGCTTTCGCGATCTCCAAATATCTACGGGTGGGAGAGGGCGGCTCCGGCTTCTCGGGCTCGGGCTTCTCCTCCTCAGCATCAGCCGAACGGGCCGAAACGGTGCCCACGGTCGCGGTGTTCGCTCCATGCGTGACCATGCTCACATCCCCGCGGTGGATCGAGACCTCGCGGATCGTGCGCTGCGTGTACTCCTCATCCCACTCCTGATTCGTGGCGCGAAACGCGAAGCTCATCTCCGTCAGATCGCCGCGCTCCATCTTCGGAACGAGCGATTTCACATCCGGGTCGGCCGGCTCGAGGACGGCATCGACACGGAGGCCCCTCACGTCTTCTGAGAGGGTCAGGGTGCCCGACCTGGTGCGGGCGAGCGGCAAGCCCTCATGATTGATGAGGAGCACCACATCCGGGTCTTCCCCGAGCGTGCGCTTGAATGCGCCGCGGCTGATCGTCTCCGTGAAATCCATCACGTCATACGGCGTCTCCGTCGTCGAGGCGTAGCCCGTGAGGCCGAGTTTGCCGTCTGAGGTGGCGCGGATCTCGACGTTGGCGGTGAAGTCGCGGTGCTCCATGATGCCGTCGATGATCTCGGCGCGGGCCTTGCGCTTCTCCAACTCTGGGTTCGGCTCATCCTGCCGCTCGTCGTCGGCCGGGACGATGATGGTGTTCTCACCCTTGACCTGTCCAAGGCTGTCCGTGGCCGCTTCGATTTTGGCCCCGTGGAGGCGGAGCTCGTCCGACGTGATTTCCGTTTCAGACATAGGCACCTCGCCTACTTGGTGGGGGCTGGCACGTTCTTCGCCGGACCTTTGCCGTTAGTTGCTGGCGCAACCACCGGCTGTTGTTCGCCTTCGGCTTCGCCTTTTTCTGTTTTCTTCAGCTCCTCGAGCTGCAGTTCAAGCAGTTCGCTGTTCGTCGGCGAATGGAACACCTGGCCCAAGCCTTCCGGCGCCGGCGGCATATCGAACGTTGCCCTCGCATCATCGCCACACCATGCGCCGCACAGAATCATCTTGTATGCCACTTCCGCCCGCTGCAGACTGTCGCCCCTGATCCGGTGGCGGATGTCGAAGTTGACGAACTGGCCTCTCGGCAGGCATTCCGTCAGTGACCGTTCGATCCTTGTGAGGTAGCCAGCGAGGGTGTTCTGGACGAACGTCCGCTCCTGCTGCTCGATCCCCCGCCCGAACGATGTGGACCGTTCGTTCAGGCCGAGCATGTGCGGCGGGACGCGGAAGATGATCCCCGCGATTTCCTCCTGGCTGAATTTGCGGGATTCCAGCAGCTGCTGATCAGCGGGGGAGAGGGAGACGGTCCCGACTTTCGTTCCGTCCGTGACGATGGCGGGCAGGTTCGATAAGTTCACGCCCTGGTGGGATGCGACCCACTTAGCCACCATCTGATTCGTGGCCTCCGGGGACAGTGGCCCCGGCACTTCCAGCACGACATCCGGCTGGGCGCTGTTCGTGAAATATTTCTCAGCGTGCACATCCAGCACATGCGCCAGCCCGAGGGGGTAGCGCATCACCTGGATCGGGTTCAGACCCAGGATCTGCCCCGGCATAGACTGGTATCTGACATGGAAAACGTCGGCCGTAGGGACGAGTTTCCCGGCGAAACGCCACTCAAGCTCGCCATTCTCCGGTTTCGCGCGGACCTGCACCTCATCCGGGTTAATCGGCATGATCTGCGTCGGGTAGCCGAGCTTTTTGTCCCGTTCGATGATCCAGCCGATGAAGTTCCCGCGGAGCGCGAGGCTCCAGACGAATGCGACGAGCCAGTCGGTGAGGCTGATCGGCTCGTAGGGCCGTTCGAGCCATTTTGGCATCGCGAGTTCTTTCGCGGTGTTCACGACTGCCGGTTCGCTCAAGCACCGCAGCGGAAGGCTCGAAACGGAGTCCCCGAGCAGGCTCACGCAGCCATAGACCGCCGCGATCTGGCTGGCCGATTCCGTCGTGACACCCAGGCCGCCGATATTGCCGCCGATGCTGCCCGGCGGCGGGGGGGCCGTCGACCCGAATTCGAGGTAGGGGTTTGCGCCGCGCTTCTCACGACGAAAGGGGTTCCATGCCATCAGAGTTCGCCCCTCTCTCGCATTTCCTGGGCGATCTGGTTCATGTCGATCACCTGCGGATCAGGCCGCACCAGCGTCAACACGCCCCACAAGGCGAGCGTGCAACCCACGAGCGGCGTGATATCGACCGTGCTGTTCTTCCGGGTCCACGCCCACGCATCCGACATGTCGCGCTTCTCGGCACCCAACAGCGCTTCGAACATCTCCGGATGCCCCAGATGCCTCAACGTCTGTTCATGCACCGCGTTGAAGAACAAGCCGCACGCCTGCCCATGCTCGCGGGAACCCAGGACCGTCAGTTCATGCTCGTTGAGCCCCAGCAGGGTCCCCTGCGCCTTGAGGATGTCCGTGAGCTCCGGAACATGCGTAAACGCACCGCTCATACCATCGAGGCAGACCGCGACGGGCTTGTGCTTCCCGACGAGTTCTGCCACGCGCGCGATGGTCCAGTCGGTGCCCCCCGTTTTATGGTCGATCATCTCGACATGCAGGAGGCCGTCCGTGCGGCGTCCCGCGACACAGATCGACGCCCGCGACCGCCGCGGATCAGCGTCGACCGAGAGACACAAGGCGCCCGTGATCTGGGAGTTCTTGTCGTAGCACTTTCCCCACGCTTCGGGGGTAATCACCACACCATCCAGGCCGTCCGTGCGAGGCCATGCGCCGACACCAAGCCGCTGGACCGCCGCCCCCCGGCCGCCGAGCGCAGCAAGCTCCGTTTCGCGAATGTAGTTCTCCGAGATCCGCAGAGCCAACCCCGGGTTCGTCTGCGCCAGATCCGCGCTAGTGATGTCCTCGAGAACCACCTTCCCCGGATCATCAAGGTCAAGCGACCACTCGAAGTACGCCATACCGGGGCTCCTTTTCAAGCCCTGCTCGCGGACCCGCGCGAACGGCACGCCCTGGTGGCTCGGGTTAGCCTCATCAACCGCCGAGCCCGTGTAGATCAGCTGCATGTTCTTCTGGGCGCTCAACGTTGGCAGCAGCGCCTGGTGCATCGCGTCCGAGATGATCATCGCCTCGTCAAAAATCAGGCAGTTGATTGAGAATCCAAGGCCGCCCGAACCTGTGCGGGTTCTGACCTCGAGCCTCGGGGCGACACCCGTCTCGGGGTTCATCGCAAGATTGATGCTTTCCGTGCCATGACCCCGCAGAATCCCGCCGGGCTTCGCAAGCCGTGCAGCCAGTTCCGGTGTCGCCTTGATCCGGTCGACCAGCCGGCGGAAATGGACATTTGCCGTGTCCTGAAGGTGCGCCGTATGGACGATCACGGGCTCTTCCAGCAGAAACAGGCCCGCGAGCTCCCGCGCCTCGAGCAGCGCGCCCTTCCCGTTCTGGCGGGACACCATCAGCCCCACCGTCGTAGCCGACCACCGGCCATCGGCCGTTTCGCCCAGCATGTTCGTCAGGACATACTGCTGCCAATCATCGAGCTCGAGCCCAGCCCTCGCCGCGAGAGCGATCGCTTCCGGCCCGGTCGAATGTTTATGGCGCGGCTTGTGATCTACCCTCGGCCTTTGAGCGCCTTTCAGCCCGCTGCCTTCGGAGCTCATCTATCTCGTCCTTCACTTTCTCCGGAGGCGCGAGTTCCCGCAGCTTCACAATCGTGTCCCGCAACTGATGCGCATTCATGCTCTTCGAGGTCGCGCTATTGCCCTCAGCGTCGATTTCGCCCGCAAGCGCCAAAGCCAAAGCGGCGAGAGTTGAATCAGCCAGGCCAGGATCACGCAGCCGGATGTCATCCAGATCGCGTTCGACGGCCTCAACGACACTCATCACCACACCCTCGATTTGATCCGCCGCTTCCGGCGATGCCGACGATTGCGGTCCCCAATGTTACAGCGAGCATGTTCCGGGCCAACATAGCCGCCACCCAAATGATCATGACCGAGATGCCACTTCGACCCAGGCGCAATCCACCACCCACACCGCGCGCAACACACTTCCCCACGCTCGACCAGCACCTTCCAGGACGCCCGCTCCCGCTGATGCACAGTCCCATAACCACGCTCGGACGTACTAGCACGCACGACGCCTCCTAGCGGCTTATAGGGCCGTTCTCGGATTTTCTGGC